CCTATTGTAGTAACTGTATTAGGAATGGTTACCTGTACAAGATTTTGTGCATTTTGAAACGCAGTCTCATCTATTTCTTTAAACCCTTCAATAACTACACTGATTGGTGTAGTATTATTAATATTATTAATATTACTAGTAACTATATCTTGGGTTAATGTACCAGTTCCACTAATTGTAACTGTTTTAGTTATAAGGACAATAGTTACACCTTCTACCCCACCGAAAGATTTCTTTGGTCCTGGATCTATATTCCATTTATTCAAAGTAGTGGACGTAGCGTATATTGTTTTCAAATTAGTACATCCATTGAATACATAAGTATTCACATCTGAAAGTGCCGAGTTGCCTTCAAAAGTTACAGTTTCCAAATCTACACAATTCATAAATGCATAAGCACTGAGTTCACTAACTGAAGGAGGAATAGTGATTGAAGTTAAACCTGCTTGTTTAAAACCAGAATGACCTATATGGGTAACTGTAGGCGGAATATTTATCGATTTCAAAGCAGTACATCCTTGAAATGTAGATGAACCTATAATTGTAAGTTTTGAATCGTCTTGGAATATCACTTTATTTAGTTTAGCACATTCTTGAAATGAACCATAACTATTATTATTATTTTCACCTATTGTAGTAACAGTGTTAGGAATGGTTACCTGTACGATATTAGTTGCATAGTCTCCAAATGTCGCTGAATTCAAAGTATCAATTGTATTAAACCCTTCAATAACTACATTGATTGGCGCATATAAACTAATATTACCAATTGTACTATTAACTATAGTTATGTTTAATGTACCAGTTCCACTAATTGTAAATGTTTTACCTAATGGATCAACATCTCCAGAAAGATTAAAACGTGTGATTTTATAATTATATGGATTTTTAACTTCACTTGCATTATAGCTTGGTGGTCCTCTTAGGAAAATCCAAAAATATTTATATGCCGTTTGACTATTAGTTGTATCAAAAAATTGTGTATCAGGAGTACTTGGATTATTAGCATAAATATATGTATATTCTGTATCTTTTTGTGTTCTATTTATACGTGTTCCATTACCTGTATAAGATCTAAATAAATATTTTAATTGGCCTTGATCTGTAGATGTATCACTATTTGTTCCAAAAATATAAACTTCCATATTAGTTTGATTTGTGTAATTAAATACAACTTGTCTTAGCAATGTATAATCAGGCACTTCTACTCTGCACCAGGCTATATAACCTTGATTAGTACTACCTGTAGGGTTTTGATTAGTTTCCCATGCACCAGCATTACCATATGGATAAATACCTCCTTGATTTGGAGAATTATATCCACCATAACATGGTTGATTTAGTGTAGCATACCAATAATTAGTTGTATTAGTTGTATCTGTATTTAAAAAAGGATTTGTTATTCTATTTGTATCATTTTGTGCTGCTCCAGAACCATAATATAAATTACCAATAAATGTATATGTTTTAGTATCAGTTGTTGTTAATACTTGTTTGTATGCATCAGCGAAATTATAATCCACACTATTAGATGTGAATGAATTGTCGAATTCTATTGTATTTTCAGTTAAGGGAAGAAAAGGGTTATATGTAGGATTAAACATGAAACCAATAAGTCCTGATCCACCTTTACCACCGGTACCACTTGATCCACCACCGCTAGCTCCTCCACCACCACCTGTATTAGGTATTCCGACACCTTTCGCTGATGCCCCTCCACCACCTAGTACTGCACCTATATAATATCTATCACGTCCCATACCACTTCCACCACTACCATAATAAGTAGCACCATTAGAAATTACTCTACCTTCAGCAACATTATCAAAAAAAGGAACTTTATTATCAACTACTTCTTGATTCCATATTAGACCTGCAAATTTACCTTTACCTCCTTGACCACCTTCCCAACCACCAGCCTTTCCACCTGTACTATTAGCACCACCACCACCACCACCACCAGCTGGAATTTTTCCATCAGGATGATCAGAACTACTCGACGTCGTTCTTGTTCCCTCTCCTCCCTTATAAGCATGATATGTTATATTATCTACTGTTCTTATTCCTGTTACACCGGCTACAGTGGTATGAGCTCCACTTCCACCTCCTCCTGATCCACCACCTGTATTATTAGAAAAGTTTTGATTATCTCTTCCTTTTCCTCCTCCATAAGCAGTTGCTACTTCTTCACCAGAAGGGGACAAAATTATAGTTGTATTTCCTCCTATACTAGCTGTTCCTTCACCAATAGTCATAATATATTGTTGATTTTTTGTTAAGGTAATACGACCAATACCTACATCTCCTGCTCCTCCTCCACCACCACCACAACCACCGCCGCCACCAGCACTACCTCCACAACCACCAGCACCAATAATTAATATATCACTAGTTATTGACTCTTCTGGACCTATGTAATTAAAGTAAAAGGCACCTTTTTTAAAGTAAATATATGATCCATTTGGTTTAGTTACCGGAGCTACATTCACATTAATATTATTATTTGCACTACTATATACAATATAATCAGAAATATTAGGAGAATCATTTACAATTTTACTAGAAGGAATCGATATTTCTAAGTTTGTTAAACCATAACCGTCTTCGTTTGTAGCAGTAGCAATATCAACTTTATTTGCAGTATTAGAATTTGCAGAATTCCATGCATTATTTATCTTATCATTAGGAGCATGACCATTAACATATGCTGCTCCTACAATTTGTGCATTTAATTGATTACTACCAGAAATACCAATATTTGAAGTAAAACTAACTTTTACCATAAATGTATAAGGATTACTAACATAAGTCTTAGCAGCATCAAGAGCAGCATAAGCCTTTTTAGAAGTCTCTCGAGCATCAGCAACAGCCTTTTCAGCATCATTAATATCAGTAAGAGCAGCATCAATAGCTTCTTTATCAGCATTCGGTTTTAAAAGCCTACGATACCTTTCACGTGCAGTATTCTCTTTAGTCATAGCCTCAGAGACAGCCTTACTAGCGCGGTCAGCAGCATCCTGAGCAACCTTAACAGCAGTATAAAAATTTTTAGAAGAAGCGGATGGATCTACAACAGCAGAAGCTTGTGAAACATTACAAGCAAATATATAATCAACACTATCAACACTACTAGATAATATATTATAAAAATTTCCAGTTTGTTCTGTGTTATGAACATATTCACCTAATATTTTGTAACCATCATCAATTTTTAAATCAGTAGTTAAATTAAAATCAGTAGATACTAATGCGATTGGTTGAACATTTCCTGGTAAAAAACCTTTATTATTTACAGAAATTGTAACATCAGTCATTTATATATAATATTGTATAAAAAAATAATAATAAAAATGTACAATAAAAATAATGAATAAACTTTATTTTTTATGATTTCTATGAATATAACAATAGTCTAAATCCTTATAACGTTTATTTGAACAACACATACCTTTTTTAGTAGTAGCTTCACATATATATACATAACTATGTCCTACTCTTTTTTTATTTTTATTCCATGCCGCAATAGCTTCATCAAAATCAATATTAACTTCGTAGCAATGATTCATCTTATATGAATCTTTTTATTTATTTATAGCTTTCTATTAATAAATAAAAATCGTTCAATTTTATTCTACTATCGACATTCGTAATGAATTTAATAATAAGAAATCATTTGTATCTATATTATCATTTAATATAGTTTCATTTTCTTTTAAACACAATTTAAAAGGTTTTGTTAAATATATTTTTTTCAATAATTGAAAAAAATCATCAATATTTTTAGGTGTTTTTTTAAAATTCAACAAAGACATATTATTATCATTACACCAAACTATAAAGTTAGTATAATGAAACATAAATATGGAAGTTATAATATAATACGTAAAAACAGACGTTTTTTCTTTATATAAATGATTACATATATTAATATTTTCTTCACTTTTAACGGTTATTAAGTCATAGTTTAAATCCATAAAATTAATTATTTTACATGCTTGATATATTGAAAAATATTTTTCTTTATTTAAATTAGTCATTAATTTTTTCATATTATTATTATCATTTAAATGTGTATAAATAACACAATTTAAAATACGTGCCCATGTATCACAGTATGCTTCAAAAAAATTAAATTCAATATTCACATTAAAAAGTTGTTTTAATTTATTTTCGACTACATTATTGTTCAATGTTGAAAAATCCAATCCAAAATTATGAAATGTTTCATGAATTAAAACTTTATACCATTCTTCTTCACGGAATATCACAATATCAGTTGATTTATCTTTACGACAAACATGTGCGAATCCAGTATTCACATGAATACAATCCAATGAAAAAATTTGATTTTGAGGCAGATGTTTTTTAAATTTTGTAAAATAAATGTAAATGTTCACATTATCAGAGCATGAATTCGAAACGGTATAATTTTGCACAAAATCAAACCATATAAAAATTTTTTCAGCAAATAAATTATATTTAGTAATGATTTTATCATTTAATTTTTCATCAAATACGACAAAATAAATATAAAATATTTTTTGTCTTATTTTTGCTTGATATGTTAATGTATAAGTAGAAGATTCATCTATATTTGTTTTTATAATATCAGGAAAAAACGTACTATTCGTTAAATCTGGCTTGGGGATTTGACGTGTATGTAAAATCTTTTTTATTTCACAATTAAATTTTTTTTTTTTCAAAGTAGATATATTTTTTGAAGCAGTGTCTAATTGATCAAAAAATTCTAAAAAAATATTTTCTAAAGAATTCATAGTATATTTATATTATAGATTCTTTTTATTTCGTTTCTCTTTGTATTTTATTTCTAATAATCATTAATTTATTGGCTATTTCTGGTTCAGTTCCTTTTTTATAAATAAGCAATTTCGCATTATTTGTATTTATTAATACATCTTTTAACTCTTTATTTTGTGAAAATTTCGCATATATTGCTTCTTCTAAACATTTCTCGTCCATAGAATTATAAAACTCAGGATCAATTTGAATATCTTTATGTCGTAATAAATCTTTTTTATATCTACCACTTTTTGAACCTGCTGCCTTAGCTAATTCTACATTTTTTGATAAATTACTATCAGAATCTAATGAAAATTGTAAGAAAAATTCTTTATTAGTATTTTTAAATTTACATGATTGATAATAATGTTCTACAGAAAACCATTTATGACCATCTAGGCTAAATTCTGCTTCATACTCATTTGATAATTTTCTTCTCCATTCCGAAAATGTAGCAAGAGTAGCGTATTTTTTAATATCTTGATTGCTAATTTTTTCACCATTACCTTTACCTGGTAATGGTTTATTATTAGATTTAATATAAAATTGTAATATAACATCATTTGTATATAATGAATTAGAACCAGAATTGGATATGTCTTCGGATATAGATTGTGAAATATCTTCTTCTGAAATACCGAGTGATTCGTTAAATATTTTAAATGAAGGAATAATATAATAAGGTCCTGCATTTTTTTCCATGCATTTACTACTAATTAATAGTTTTACACTATATGGTATTTCATTAAATGATAACAATTTATGATGCATATATGTAATAAGGCGATAATGTGAACCATTATATTCAGTTAAAATATAAAAATCAGGAATAAATTCGCCTTGTTTTTCTAATATAGAATCATTTAATTGTCCACATGTTAATACATTATTATAATCAGTTTCATCAAAACTTTCTTTTGAAAAAAGTATTATTTTTATTTTTAATATTCGTTCTAATGTAGATATAGCCCACGTATCAGCCCAGAAATTACACGTTTTAATAATATTTTTAAAATCTTCTATATTATTAACATTTTTCATAAAATAAAATTCATTTAACATTTCTTTTGAAAGTGTATTTTCGTTTTTCAAAATTTGAAATTCAGTAGCTAATTGTTTAGCTTGTTCTATAATTTTAACTTGTTCATCTCTATTTTTGGTATTTTGCAAACGTTCTCTTAATTCATTATTTTCTTTATTAAATTTTTTCATTGATTCATTATTTTCCTTAACCGAATTATTAAACATAGTATATTTAGATTTATAATTTTCATATATTTCCTCTGTAACTTCTTTTGATAATTTTGTTCTTAATTCTTTCACACTAATATTTTTTTGACTACTTCGTAATGCATCACTAATAACACTAAATAAACAATCCCCAGGATCATCTCCTTTTTCAATCATAGAATCGACCGTTAAAAAATGGTTGCTTTTTAAATATTTTTGTATCCACGGTGCGTCATCAATTTCATTATATTCTTTTTTTTCAATACTATATTGTTTATCATTTTGTTCTGGTATACTTATTTTAAAATCATCTTCTTCGTCTCCTGATCCATCATTTTCTCCATCATCATCTTCATCTCCTGACTCTCCTCCATCATCACCTGACCCTTCATCTTCTGACCCATCATCTTCTGACCCTTCATCTTCGTCTTCTCCATCTGAATCTCCTGAATCTTCTGAATCTTCTGAATCTTCTGAATCTTCATTATCATTTTTTGGTGATTTTTTTTCAGTATTTAAAGGTCTATCAATTGAAGCATCCTTCATCATTTCATATTTAACAAATGAATATAATAAGGGTTGATCTATTTTTTCTAATATGATATCTCCATCATCATCTATAATATTTGGTAAATTATCTGATATAATTTCATATACACCTATTTGTATAGAAACCTTATTATCTTTTACTAAATAAATTGGATAATAAATAATTTTTTCCTCAATAAATGTATATTTTGCTTGACCCAATGCTATGATAACATTTTCTTTTAAGAGAGAAATTTCATAAAGACTAGCATCATAATCCGAATCTTCAGGATCTAATTTTTTATTTTCAGAATAATTTATATTTTTGTCTAGAACTGATTTTACCATCTTATAGTTTAATTATATAATAATTTTTATATAATTAAATAGGAAATATAATATTATCAAAAAAATGATCATTTTTTAATTCTTCAACAAAATACCATAACCGTTTTCTTGAATATACAATGGTTTGATTTTCATCTTCAACTTCAAATAATATAATATTATCAATAATTTCATTTTTTTTTAGTTTACGACTAGTTAGATTATAATAATCTGAAATTGCTTTTAATTGTTTAATAGTATAATTTAATTCGTATTCAATATGCATAGCCATTGTATTGTCTTCATTGTCTTGATTGTCTTCATTGTCTTCATTGTCTTCATTGTCTTGATTGTCTTGATTGTCTTCATTGTCTTCATTGTCTTGCAAATAGGTATTATTAATTAAATTTTCCATATTATCAATATTGCTTAATAATTTTTCATCACTATTATCACTACAATGTTCGTATTTTTCTATTATACTAACAATAACATTTTCAGTCATATTAAATATAAATAAAAAAATATATTTATATTATATTATAAAATTATAATATATTAATTTTTATTATGATGGTCCATAATATCCATATGTTTAAAAATAATTTTATTTGAAAGACTAGGTTTTTCTATAGCCTTCATTTTTTTTATCATATCTACATTATTAATAATAGATTTCCATTCTGTATGTTTTTTTAATACAATATTACTATTCGTAATTAATATAAATAAATTTTCACTTATTTCGGAATTTTGTTCTACGAAATTTTCTTTCTCTATATTTGTAAATAGCAAGTTTTGCAGTTGAAATATAATATGTATAATATCATCACCTTTTAACATTTCATTTTTAAGTAAATTACAAATAAATAGACTAATCGCACGTCTTTTTTCATTTATAATATTAATATCACAAAATTTATCGTAATCTACGTTAGGATGTACAAATTCAATATTATTAAACAAACTAACAAATTGGTTAAATTTTTCATGTAATATAATTTTAATAGTTTCATATTTATTCATTAGTTCTTTATATAAATGTGCATATACTTCTGCTAATACTTTATTGGTTCCAGCATTATTAAATATTAATTCATTAATTTGAATATAATATTCATCTATATCTTTATCGTCTGCATTATCAAGAATTTCTATTAAGTCGTTAAATATGCTATTAAAATTTTTGTTAGATAGTTTATTAATTAGTAAACGTATATTATTAATATTTTTTTGTTTATCGGATATATCTTTTGAAATAGTAGTCGTTGCTTTAAAATTACGAATTGCTTCCCACTGTTCGTCAGTTTTTACCTTATTTAACTCAATATTAGATCCTTTTTTATTATAATGATGATTTCTTTTAGATGATGAATTTTTTTCAAATACTGGAGTTCTAATATAATTAGGATCACATACTTGTTTAGAAAGATTTACAATTAATTCATTAGATTCTTCGGAAATAGTAAACGATTTTGTATTCCAAGCAATTTGATTAATATCTTCAAGAGAATAAATAAACATAGTCATATGATATATATTTTAAAATATAATAATTTTATATCAATTTTGTTTAATAATATATATTAATAATTCTTATTATAACTTAAATATTAAATTTTATATTATTATTATGGATTTAGATACTGAAAACAAAAGCGAAATACAAATTTTTGAGAAATGGGATGATATGAATTTGAAAGAAAATTTATTAAGAGGGATATATTCACATGGATTTGAAGATCCAAGTCCTATACAAAAAAAAGCAATAATTCCTATTGTGAAAAAAAATGATGTTATAGCACAAGCACAATCTGGTACAGGTAAAACTGGTGCATTTGCTATAAGTACTTTAGAATTAATTGACGAATCATTAAATGATAATCAATGTATTATTATGGCTCCAACACGCGAGTTGGCTATTCAAATTAATGATGTAGTTACTAATATTGGAACTATGCTTGATTATATAAGTATTCAACTGTTAATTGGAGGAAGATCTGTTGATAAAGATATAGAAGATTTAAAGAAAAAACCTAAAATAATCATTGGTTGTCCTGGAAGAATACATGATATGTGTAAAAGAAGAAAAATTAATACAAAATCTATTAAATTATTAATATTAGACGAAGCTGATGAAATGTTATCTGCAGGATTTAAAGAACAAGTATATAATATATTTCATTTTTTAAATACAGATATTCAAGTTTGTTTATTTAGTGCTACATTACCAACAGATGTACAACAATTAAGTGAAAAATTTATGAGAAATCCTATTAAAATTTTAGTAAAAGCGGAATCATTGACGTTAGAAGGTATAAACCAATATTATATAGCTATGGAAGATGATAATTCTAAATTTGAAACATTAAAAGATTTATTTAAATGTTTATCTATAAATCAGACAATTGTTTATTGTAATAGTATTAAACGTGTTATTGATTTATCAGAAGCTTTAAATACAGAAGGGTTTTCTGTATCATGTATTCATTCTAATATGGAAAAGGAAGAAAGAACCAGTAAATATTATGATTTTAAAGCAGGAACCACAAGAATATTAATATCAACAAATTTAACGGCAAGAGGTATTGATATTCAACAAGTAAGTATAGTAATTAATTTCGATATTCCACGAGATACACATAGCTATTTACATAGAATCGGTAGATCTGGAAGATGGGGGAGAAAAGGAACAGGTATTAACTTTATAACAAAACGTGATATTGGACAATTAAAGGAAATTGAACAATATTATAGTACCCAAATAACTGAGTTACCTGCTTCTTTTGCGAGTTAATATTATTGTATAAAAAATTTTTAAGAGTTAATTAATTTATTCGTAATTAATTTATTTTATTAATATCATAAATAATAAAGATGTATGATATTAATAAAACATTATTTAAATATCCAATAGAATATTTAAAAAATAAGAAAAAATTAAATAAATCAATAAGCGAAGATTTAGAATTATTAGAAACAAAACATGAAGATAATAATGCTATATTAGATATTATATATGATCCAAAAACAGTATATGGAAAAAAATTTTTATATAAAACAAGTCATTATTATACCAATAATAAAGAATATTTGTTGAATACACAAAAAATATTAATAGAACTCTCAAAAAACAAACCAGATATTATAGATTTTCAAGAAACAACAGAAAAAATGGATGAAATGTGGAATTTAATAAAAAATGATGAGAGTTTTTTAGAAAATTTTTATTATATTGAATATGAATATTTTAATTTTTTAAATAATTCTAGTAGTTTCTTACAAATATTGAGTACATATAATTTATTATCTCCATTATTGACGTTAATAATGCCTATTTTAATGTTAATAGTACCGTTTTTTATGTTAAAAATAGGAAAAATACCAATCACATTCAATATGTATATATCAGTATTAAAAACGATATTAATTCAAAACCCTATTTTCAAATTATTCACAATGGATTCAAGTGTTTCAATAAATGCTAGGTTATATGGATTGTTTAGTTGTTTATTTTATTGTTTTTCTCTTTATAATAGTGCTAATACGTGTTATCGATTTTATAAAAATTACAATAAAATACACGATCATATAAACGTTTTAAAAAATTATATGAATTTATCTATAGAAAATATGGATAAATATACAACAATAACAAAAAAATATAATACATATTCTAATTTTAATGAAACAGTAGGAAAAAATAAACAAATATTAAAACAAAAACTGAATGAGTTGAATAAAATATCAAAATTATATTATAGTCCTAAAAACATGACCCAAATTGGATATGTAATGAAAATATATTACCAAATTTATAATGATAAACATTTAGATGATGTTATTATGTATTCATTTGGATTTAATGGTTATTATGATCAATTGTTAGGTTTAAGTGAAAAATATAAAAATAAGAAAATAAATTTATGTAAATTTAGTAATAAAAATATTATGAAAAAAATGTATTATCCTGCATTAATGGATAAAAACCCTATTAAAAATGATATAAATTTCAAAAAAAATATAATAATTACAGGTCCTAATGCATCAGGTAAAACAACAATATTAAAAACAACATTAATAAATTTAATATTATCACAGACTAATGGAATGGGTTTTTATGATAGTGCTTCTATAACATTATACGATTACTTACATTGTTATTTAAATATTCCAGATACATCAGGTCGTGATAGTTTATTTCAAGCAGAAGCAAGAAGATGTAAAGAAATAATAACAGAAATAAAAAATACACCCAATGCGAAACATTTTTGTATATTTGATGAATTGTATTCAGGTACAAATCCTTATGAAGCAATTGCTAGCGCTAGTAGTTTTATAAATTACTTAAGCAAATACAATGTTAAATTTTTATTAACAACACATTATATTAATTTATGCAAATTAAAAAATAAAAAGATTATTAACTATTACATGAAAACAAAACCATTGGATTTTTATAATTTTGAATATTCTTATTTATTGGAAAAAGGGATATCAAAAATAAAAGGAGGATTAAAAGTGTTATTTGATTTAGATTATCCGCAGGAAATATTAGAAAATGCACAATTAACATTAAAATCATTATAAATATATACGTTTAATCCTACTTAAAAATATATTAATACTTATTAATAATAATGTTTAGTATAGATTATTTCGGATTGATAGTAAGTTTAAGTTTAACATTTATTTTATGTTCTTTATTGTATTTTTATCTAAATAAAAAGATACTAATTTTAGAAGATTCTTTATTGAATCAAGCACGTGTATTGCAGAATTTCATATCAACGACGATGCAAAATCAATTTATAAATGTTCCTTCTAATCAGTTAGGTGGAGTTGCGTCAGCATCGATAAACAATTTTTCTGATAATTCTAATCATGTAGATAGTCAAGTCAATGATATGAATGATTTAGATAGAATAAATATTTCAGATGATGGAGAAGATGAATCAAGTGATGAAGAATCTAGTGATGAAGAATCTGGAGAAGAAGAATCTGGAGAAGAAGAATCTGGAGAGGAAGAATCTGGAGAGGAAGAATCTGGAGAGGAAGAATCTGGAGAAGAAGAATCTGGAGAAGAAGAATCTGGAGAAGAAGAAGAACAAAGACAAGAATTAAAAGGAGAGGGTGAAATTAAATTAATTGATGTGAGCAATTTAGAAACTTTTGAAATACAAGAATTACATTTAGATAATGATGAAAATTCAGAAGAAGAAGATGATGATGACGATGATGACGATGATGACGACGATGATGGTACTGAAGAAGATAATAGTCAAAATCAATCAACCGAAGAATATAACAAACAAGGAAATGATACTATTCAAAACAATTTAGAAGAAATTATATCTAAAATAGAAGGTACTGATAATAGTAATGAAGTAAGTGAAAAAATTAATTTAAAAAAGATGACTTTAATTGATCTTAGAAAATACGCAGAAGAAAGAAATGTAATAGAAAAAGGGTCAAAAATAACAAAGAAAAATTTATTAATTATGCTTGAACAATAATTGTTTTTATATTAGATATATATATATGAGTTGGGCAACATGTTATAATGGATCTAATAATATACACTTTGACTTTCCAGCTATAATGGCTGATGGTAGAACTTTTGCTACATGGCAGCCAGGTGCAAAAGTAAATAAACAAATAAGAGAAGAAAATAATATTAAATCAAATTGGGAATATAGAAAATATTTAACTAATAATGCAGACAGTATAATTAAATCAAACCAATTAGCAGCTTGTGATAATTGTTGTTATTGTCCTGCTGAATACAATAACCAATCTACCTCAAATAGTCCATTTTTATATAAATCATGTGCAGAAAAAAGCCAACCCTATGGTTATGAAAACAGTGATTTAAAAAATATTTATTTATCTAGACAACAATTACAATCTAGAATGGTAGCTCCAGTAATTACTCAAGAGCAATATTTACAACAAAATTATCCTAATCCAAACTAAGTATTTTATTTATGTAAAAAACATACATAAATAAATTATGATTATAATAAGTATTATGAAAATATTAAGTATTGATGTTGGTATAAAAAATTTAGCATTTTGTTTATTCGACGTATTTAATGATAAATGTGAAATAGTAAAATGGGATGTTTTAAATTTATGCACAATAGAAAAGGAGAAATGTGATGAATGTGAAAATAATGCCCTATATGAAAAACATGATAATAAATATTGTACAAAACATGCGAAAAAACACTCAGAATTTATAATACCAAAATATAGTGAAACACAATTAAAAAAAAAACGTCATAATGAATTAACTGAATATTATAATAGTATTAATAAGAATGATGATTACGATGTTAAGAAAAAGAAGACAAAAAATGAATTATTAGAATTGATACAATTATATTATAACGAGTGTTGTTTATATCCTATACAAAAAATAAAGGCGAATGAAATAGATTTAATTCAAGTTGGTATCATTATGAAAAAGAAATTTGATCATGAATTTAAACAAATAACTATAGATAAAATATTAATTGAAAATCAAATAAGTCCATTAGCAAATCGAATGAAAACAGTACAAGGTATGATAACACAATATTTTATTATGAAAAATATATACGAGATTTATTATATAAGTTCTATAAATAAATTAAAATATTATGTAGATCATAAAACTACATACGATGAGAGGAAAAAATTATCAATAGATATAACAAATATATTGGTAAAAAAACATTTCAATAAAATAGATTTTGAAAATAATAATAAAAAAAAAAAGGATGATTTAGCTGATTGTATGTTACAAGGTTTATATTATATGATACATCATAAATTAATATGTGAAAAATATTGTAAAATTTAGGGGATATTATATATATTATTATGCGATTGATTTAAAATTAAAAGTTCTTAATACAACATAAATGACTGATGCAGAAATTATAGATATAACCAATTTGGATGAACCATCATTTTCTTTAAATGATTCTAATAATAAATCATCTAATTTTGGTGCAGGAATCGAATTATTAATGAATGGGCATAAATTGAAAAATTCTTCCGAAAAAAGTAATCCTGGATCAGAAATAGATATAAATGATTTAAAAGAATTAGAAAATGAATTAAATGTTTTGTCGGATGATATTGATACAAGTAAACCTATTTTAAATGATATGAAATCGGACATTTTTTCAAAACCTATTAAATTAAATTTTGATGAAAAATCATCAAGTGAACATTTTAATGAAAAATCTAGTAGCAATCCGATAAATTTAAATGAAAATTTTAATAGAGATTCTGATAAAACATGGGATGGATATGGAAAATTTAATAATGTTCCAATTGATCCAGATAGATCAGTAAAAACAGAACCTCAATTAAATAAGGACGAAATGATTCGTGAAAAATTTAAATTTTTAAAAAAACTAGAAATATTAGAAGAAAAAGGTATTAAGTTATCTAAAAAATATAATATGGAATCATCATTGCTTGAAATGAAAGGTGAATATGAAACACATTTAGAAGAAAAGGAAAAACATAATTCAGTTAAATTTCAGGGAAAAATGTTAATGGCTATGATTACCGGAATTGAATTTTTAAATAACCGGTTTGATCCATTTGATGTGAAATTAGATGGTTGGTCTGAACAAGTAAATGAAAATGTTGACGATTATGATGATATTTTTACGGAATTACACGAAAAATATAAATCAAAGGCTTCTATGGCTCCTGAATTAAAATTATTATTTCAATTGGGGGGTAGTGCTATGATGGTTCACATGACGAATACTATGTTTAAATCATCTATTCCAGGAATGGATGATATTATGAAACAAAATCCAGAATTAATGCAACAATTTACTCAAGCAGCAGTAAATAGTATGGGAACAACTAACCCTGGTTTTGCAGGATTTGCGAGTAGTATGATGGGAAATAATAATATTCCACAAGATATACCGGTTATGAATCAAGGTCCTCCCCCTCCAGCAATGGCTACACAAGGTCCATTAGCAACTCCTCCACCAATTAGAAGTGGACATATACCATTATCAAATAGACCAGATTTATCAAATAGTAGACAAAGTTATACGAATAATAATATTGCTGAAAAAACAAAGCGTCGTGAAATGAAAGGACCTAGTGATATAACAGGTTTATTATCCGGTCTAAAAACAAAATCCATTAATGTTGATAAAGAAGAAACTGGAAGTACAATTAGTATTTCAGAATTAAAAGAATTACAAAACGAGCAAATGCCTACACGCACAAAGAGAAGACAAAAATCTGATAAAAATACAGTTAGTTTAGATATTTAAATATTTAAATACTTGATTGAATAAAATCTACAAAATAATTATAATATCCAATTTATTATAATTATTTATTAGTAATTGTGTATTGATTATTTTCTTTTAAAGGTAATTCATTTCTATAGTAAGTAATATTATATTGTTTAGGTAATCTATAATTTAAAAAAAACTGATAATATTTTTTACGATATTTAATAATAGATGTTTCAATATCCGTTTCCTGTAAAAAATAATAAATATCTCTTCTTAAATAAGGTAGACGTTGTTGATTTTTTAGAGACAAAATAATTCCTGTTTGAAAGCAACAGGTACAAAAAAGTTTTGTTTCAAACCAGTAATAATCTTGATCAAAATCACTATCATATTCACTATCCGATTCATTAGGCATAGGTAAACGTTTTTTTAATTGATGTGTAACATTATGACCATTATTATATGTTAAAAATGAAAAAATATATCTACAAAGATCATGATTATTTATTTTTGTTTTTTTAAATACATTGTAAAAACTATTGTAAAAATCTTTATAAAATATTGTATTACTATTTTTAATTGTAATCTCACAATTATCACATGTATTTAAATTATTCATTTATATAGACATACACGAATTTTTTAAATTATATTTTAAACTATAATTTATCCGTTATTAACAAATGCATTGTTTTGTGAGTGCAATTTTTACAATTAAAATCCTTAAATACGTTGCTAATTAATTTATTTTTATTTGTATAAACTTTAAAAGGGGTATCTGTTAAAGGTTTTTCTAAATCGATACAATTATTACAAATTTTTATATAATTTTTATTATTTTCATAAAGAACATTACATTCATAACAAAGATTTATTATGTAACTGTTTTTTAGTTTTTTAAAACAATAAAAACAATTTTTTTTAAAGTTATTATAGTATCCATTTATCATATTTTCACTATATTTAACTGGGTAATAATTAGTCATAAATATATAATACAAATGATAATTTGTTATTAAAATATCGAATGATTTTTTATGCGGTAAAAAAGAACATATATATAATTTTAGTTCGTTAGGTAAATTTTTATTCATGTATTAACAAAATATTTTATTCTATTTATTCTGCACATTTATCTAAGAAATATTTACCTATACAAAATAGTATAAATATATTTTACCATTTAGAAAGAATATACATGAAGATACATATTGATATAGAAATCATTGTATCACTAATGTGATAATTTTGTATATGATTAAAATCACGTGATACTAAATTAATAAAACTACTATCATATTTAAAAATATCATCATAATCGAATGTAATCTCATCTGTATAAAAGTTATATTCTCGCATTATATTATTGTTATTCGCATACATTATAGTTGTTTATAGTTTATGATATGAAAAAGTATACTTTTTTTGATCAATTTTTATTATTACTAAGATATAAACAATTTAAATAATAATTGAAAGTAAAAAAGAATTAAAAATAATAATCATATAAATACATGAATATTATTTTTATTGATAGTAGTTATTTGATTTTTCATAGGATTTATGCATTGCATGTATGGTGGAAAAACGCTCATCGTGATGATCCACTAGAAAATCCATATGAAAATGAAATATTTCGAGAAAAATTCAAGTCTACTTTTGTTTCCAAAATTCAAGAAATGCAAAAAAAATATAAAGAACATACAATTGTTGTTGGTCAAGATTGTCCTCGAAGAAATATTTGGCGTATGGAATTATATGCAGATTATAAAGGTGGACGAAAAACAGAATCTTATATAGGTGGTTTCTTTAATTTGGTAGAAACAGAAAATCTATATTTAAAAGCTGGTGTTACCAAATTTATTAATCATCCAAGGTTAGAAGCAGATGATTGTATTGCTATTTCTGTAAAAAAAATATTAGATAATAATGCAATTGCGAATGTTATAATTATAACGAGTGACCATGATTATTTACAATTAATGGTGGATGAGTATAAACATAATTTACAAATAATGAATGCGAGTATGAAATCTCTCTGTGAATCAAAAACGTATTGTGGAAATGGAACAAAAGAATTGTTTATGAAAATATTTTTAGGGGATAAAAGTGATAACATTCCGTCAGTATTTAAACGATGTGGTAAAAAAACATTAGAAAACTTATACGCAAATGAAAATTTGATAGATGAAAAATTAAAACGTGAAAACGGATATACTCAATATGAATTAAATCGTAGGTTAATTGATTTTAATTATATACCAGATCTTTATAAAAAACAACTATTAGAACACATAATAGGTGTATTTTAATGGTTTATAATTAAAATTGAATCATTATTATACATATTCACAATACGTATAATAATATAGACTATCTAATTTAAAAATGGAAAAACAACAAGTAAGAACACATACATATTTTATCTCTTTTAAAGAGTATAAAAAACAATTCTTAAAACAAAATAAAGTTAATAATAATAATTATAAATTAAATACTGATAATACGTTAACGCGTACACATATTATTTTTGATTAATAAATTCATATAATACATTCATATAATAAATTCACATAATAAATTCACATAATTGTAATAACTTATTTATTTCATCTAGTATTACATTTTTTTTATTTTCTAATTCTAATTCAACTGAAATTGATTCTAAGTTTTCTCTATACGTTTTTAATTTTTTTATACTTTCAAATCGTATATCATAAGATTCATTTAAAATTTCTTCTTGTTTTTTTATATCATATATATCCTTCTCATCACGTTTCATATTTTGTAATTTTGTTTCATTTTTAGTTATTTCTGTTTGATAATAATTTATTTCTTTAATCATACGTGTTAAACAATTCATTTGTATTTTAATATTTTTTTCACTCATTTTATTAACTGAATTCATATACTATTATATAATAATATGTTATTAAATATATTATTATAGATAATATTAATAATATCAATAATAATAATATATTTAATATGTATTTACCCTATGAATTAATAAACGAAATTTTATCTTATAATAATGATTTAGATGTTAAAATTTATTTTAATAAAGAATTTAAATTAATTAAAAAGATAAAACAAATAAAAAATAAAGAAAAAATTGAATTTTTATATAAAAATCGATACATATCACAGTCATCATATTGTTTAAAAAATTATGTTATATCTTCCGATATTAATAATTTAGAATTATTAAAAGATCGTGATGATATGGATAATAGAATAAATATGAATGATTTTGTAGATATAAAAATATACGATAACAATGAAAAATATATAGTAGTAATAATGACTTTTTATATTCTAAAATCTTTAGATACTATTGTGAATAAGAAAATAAATAACACATATGAAAATATGGATTGGGTTATTTTTACTATTCAATATAAATATTAATAATAATTAAAATATTATTATATATTAGTAATGCGTAATTGTATAAAAAAATATATAAAAGCGACCCCCATATATGTAGTATTGATATTTAATAATCATCATGTTAGGTGGGAAATATTTAAAAATTATCAAACATTAATTAATGTTTTAGACTTAATCAAAATAAAATATAAAATTATTAATTGTGTAGTTGAAATATATGGTGAAATAATAACAAATTATTATTCTAAAATTAAATCACATATGTTAGAAAAAAATAAAAATGGTTTAGATATTCATATTTATAGTAAAAATACAACTATACCAAAAGAAAATTGATTATATTAATAATAAATAAATTATTGTTAATATAATATAAAATGGATCATCAAGACCACCTGATAATAAATATTGGAAATCCAAATTTACAAAAAAACCACCAACAAGGGAAAAAAATTGTTAAAAAAACAAATGTAGATTTACACAAAATAAAAATTGAAAATGAACAAGAAAATTTTGAAATAAAAAAAATTCCCAAGTCATTGAGTCAGCAAATTATAAATGCTAGAAATTTGCAGAAAATAACACAGAAAGATATGGCTGTGAAAATAAATGTGCAAAGAAATACATACAATGATATTGAAAGTGGAAAGGCACAATATGATTCATCTACAAAACAAATAGTTCAAAAATTACAAAAAACGATGGGGATTATATTTAAAAAATAATTAATACTCTTAATTATCTAATAAATTACTATTTTTTATTGATTTATCAATAGATAAAATGATTCTATATAATCCTAAAGGAAATAATAGGTGCCATAATACATGTCCATATTGGGTGATCTCATTACAATTTAATTCGGAAATTATCCAAAATATACTACCCAATAATGAAATAAAAATATTTTTTATTATATAAATATTATTTATCATAGAGACTCTAGCAATTAAATATAAAAAACATAATAAATAACCACCAAATAAAAATGGGAAATAAAAATCAAAAGTAGTATCTAGATTAACGATTATGAAACCAAACATATAAATTGTGTTAATTGTATTGTAACTATTGATCTTCTTTTTTTGTTTTAAAAATATTTTTAATAAAATCCATATACCATAATATGTAGAAATTATCATGGTTATTTCATCGGATTGTTTCCCTATATAATTTAGTTTATAATGATAATAAAAACTTGTTATTCCATTGATAAAAAAAAAGATGGCTGTATTAAATAAAATATCATTTTCAGGAAATCCAAAATAAAATGGGTAAATAGAAATTATTAATGAACTAAAAGCATTAAATAATTCTGGAGGATGATAATTATTTAATCTGGATTCACAAAAATTATGTACTACTATTTCACTATTCATTTATATTAGTATAGTTATAATTATAAATATTAATAAGAATTATATATTTTTTTTATCTGCTATATTATTAGATACATCCATGTATCTTTCCTTCAATATTTGATTTAAATTTAAATTGGGTATTTTTTCCAAAATACTAGTAATATTAGGAGATTTTGATAATGGTATAAGATATTCATCTCTTATTCTTTTTTTAGGCTTTTTAATTTCAATATTACTAGTTTCAATATATTCTTTTTTTCTGTCTACATTTAAAAAATTATATTGTTTTCTATCAGCATTAAAATCAATTTCTATACTAGGATTTCTACTAGTGTTATCATTACTACTAATACTACTACTACTATTAGCACGCGATCTAATTGTATGTGAATAACTATCAACTGTATCTAATGTATCAAAACTATCTATACTAACACTTTTTGGCTTATTTAACCAATTCATACTACATATTGTATCATTACTAATTTTATATTCTTTATTATCACTTTTATACATATAATATTATATATATAAAATTATTTAACCCATTTACACTTATTTATTTTTGCCGTTTTTCTAGCTGTGTTAGCTATTTTTTTATAACTATATGTTTTTGGCTTTAATTTTCTATAAACACTTAACATAGCACGATTATGGGCAGCTAATAAACCTTTACAACTAACCTTTCCACTGTATTTATTACAAATAGGATATTTATTTTGAGATGGTAATAAAAAACATTGTTTACCATATTTTTTTTTATATTGTCTTAATGTTTTTTTAGATGGAGATATATTTTTCCATCTTATTATTTTTTTTGTTTTTTTCCCACCCTTTGATATTTTTTTAGGTAAATTAATCTTTCCTTGAAGCTTATAATAATATATTTTTCCATCCCAATTTATTTTTTCATCTAAAGCAGGTAAACTATTTTTAAGTAAAATAGTATTCACATTTTCAAATGAGGATAATTTATAATTATATTCTGTATAAACATTCATCATTTTCGCACCCATAAAAACTTCATTAATAGAATGATTATAAGGAACTGTCCATAACATATTAGCTAATATTAA